TCACTTCTGTGATCCGTTCACCTTACCATCGTCAAGTAAATCTTTAACTCCCTTAAACCATGCCTCGACTGTCCTCTCCAGGATGTAATCACTCAGTACCACCTGAAGCCAGTTCGGCAACAGCTTTCTTGCCTCCTGTACTACATACTTGAGCTTCTGCTTATTATCTCCGTAGTTATATGCCCTCTCTGCCGTCAGGATCAACTGGTACACATCCTCCCGGATTCCGTCAAGTCCTTTCATCTTTGCATACTGATATGCCACCACCACGGTAACAAAAATCAGGATCGCAACTACCAATACCACAACCGGCATCGGAATCTGTAACAACACATTCCACAATTCCATTTCGATTCCTCCTGTCTTTTCTTGTTGCCCCGTAGGCTCTGTATAAGCCCGTGTAACATTGTGGGGAAATTATTGCCAAAGCCGTCCAAACCCAAATAGGCTAGTTTCTAATCCTATCAGAATCCTACTTGCGTAGCGATCCATCCCACAAGGATACCTACTGCCGCTGATACAGCATAGCCACATACTTTTCGCCACATTTCCCCGTCTCTGCTTTCCAATGTTTCCAAGCGTTTCCCCTGCTGCTTCTGCTCGCCTACCATAAGCTCAATGCTCTGTGCCAGCTTCTCGACCGACACAGTAAGCGAATTGATCTGCTGTGTAATCTTCTCCAACACTTCAATCCTCTTGTTCTGACGATGGTTCTCGTCTTCGATCCGCTTCTTGAACTCTTCGTGTTCCGCCCTTGTAATTACGTCATCCATCTTTCTTACCTCCTTTCACAGGCTATAAATGCGTGCTTGTCATCCTACTGCAAATACCGGGCGAATCCCGTATGTGCTTGTAGCTGCATCTTTACTAGCGTCCCCATACTGTGACACTAGGACATATGATTGCGAATCAGCTACGTTTCTCAGCCAATAATTGTATCCATTGTTTTTCAATTTAGGATTGAGTCTGAATAATGCTAATTTGCCGCAATCCATATGCCGTGAAATTTGTAAAAGGCTCTCGTTCCAGGTGTTGAAAAGTAGATTATTCCATTTGTATCAACGTATGCCATTACAGCACATGTATTTTCCCAACCCTGTCCACATCCAACACACTGGATGTGTGTCAGTACCGCAGGTCTAAGATCTGTAGCGATAGCTGCGGAAGTAATAGCATACAGTTTATTTGCGAGGAGCGTTGTCCCACTTTTGGGATCAAGAGATACGTTAAAATGTACCTCACGACCTACTTTATATGCAGAAAAAGCAGAGACGTTATAAAACGATTGGAGATGCATATCAGCCTGTTTATACGATTTCACGGCTGTTTTATCGGATGTATCGGCTAAATCTTTATTTATCGTAGCCATTGACGGCAGCACCGTGAACAGCTGATCCACTGCTACGATATTCAGTCCCTCGATCGTTATTTTATACATCGGCATATCTGACACTGTATCTCCTGCCTGTATATCTCCTGATATATAACTTGGACTCATCGGCTCCGTCTCACTTGGTGTTCCTTTCAGTACTTCCAGCTGTAAGGTTTCTATCCCTGTATTTTTATCTTTTTTATATCTCGCTATAATCAAATCGACCCGTTTCATTCCTTGTGATCCATTTACAATTTGTAATGAATCATATGTGTTCTTTTTAATGGAAGCTGCACACCCTTGATGGATCAGTACCCCATCCCTGATTTTAATTTCATTATTGCTTGATACTTCTGCTTCCATTTTCATTCCCGTTGAAAGCACATAAGAATTGTCTCCGTATGTTCCTATATGAATATCTCTGTCATGTTCTGGGGTTATATGCTTTTTCCCGGTATAACCTGTTATAATCTCCATTTACGTCTCTCCTTTAAGCTTAAATTGGACCTTCTCTTTTCCTGCAGATACACTCCATATTTTTCTTCCAATTGGTTTTTTCACTGCTACTCCTGTTACATAATCCCTGCCTCCAACTATGTCTCCTACATCTACAGCAGATGTCATTTTTTCCATAGTCATGTCATACTCAACCTTATTCTTGATAGATTCGAGCTTTTCTTTTCCTGTCTTCATCAGATCATCTCTTTCTGATCCACTGCTATCATAGACTTCTGCTATTTCATCACACCCTGTGTAATAAGGTGTTTCAGATATATCTCCTGCTTCGTCTGTGTATAGATGAAGCACTATCCTGTCTTTTAATTCTCCTTTTCCCAAACAGATCAAATGATTTACTCCACGTTCCGATTTGTTCATCGTAAACTGGATATTTTCATCCTCTGACAGTTCTATGTCTTCCGAATAATCATTGATCGGGACCGCATGGACCCGAACATATCCGTTGATTCCATTTTCTTGGATATATTCAATACTTATACGATAGTTCACTGTCTTCAGCATCTTTACAAAACCTTCATGAAGAGTACAATATCTATCAAATTGATAGCTTATTGATACACCTGTACTGATTTCCACTCCGTAAAAAAGGCCGGGGAAAGCTTCCTCGACCATCTTTTTTATGATTTGATTTAATTCACCTTTTACTACAAAATAATCCTGCTCCTTATCGGGCTGGACTACTTTTTTTGTCATCATTCCTCTCCAGGTATACCCCCTCAACTTAATAGTATCTGCTTTTGTATCTGTTTCGATTTCTTTTATAACTCCTCCAAATTCACTCCCTGGAACATAAATCCTGCTCCCACTATTCAATTCACCATTCCAGTTTCTTCGGGCAAACTCAATTTCAAAATCATTTATACTGTCTTTTTCATCTTCTCCAATTTCCATGTCAATATTCGCATTTTGAATATACCCAAGTTCCCTACCATTTGAATCTGTCCAAATCAGTTCCACTCTGGTACACTCCTCTCTTTATACAAAATCAAATCGAAACCAAATTCTCCATTCCAATGTATCTGAAGGTTTCCTGGCGGAATCTGTTCAAATACAGACTGTTCCGTTCCTCTCCTATAAAATATATTTTGCTTTGTTCCATTTGCAAGATACTTCTCTACAGACTTTGATTTACTACTAATCACCGCATACTCATCATTTTCTAATATGTCTCTCACTTCATATATATGATCGCCTATCATGATCCGTGGATTTGCACATGGTCCATAAACGACCATCTTAAAATGGGAATTTCTGTGATGGTTAATATACCAGTTCTCCGCACCTTGCCCCGGCTTCGAGTAGTCATAACTATAGCCGTATGGATATGCCAGATATTCATACTCGCTATTTTTCGATTCATCTTTAAAAAAGCTCTTTGTTTCCTCTTTGATCCAAAAGGCATATGGACAATACAAATTAATCTTAAAATCCGATCTTGTAATTGCTGTATCAGATACCGTATTCTCTCCACTTTTTGCGAAACACTCTATATAATACTCATCAAAATACAATCTTCCCGGTGAAATATTAGCAATATCATATTCAAATGCACTCGTCAGCTCATTCAATATTCTTTTTCTTTCACTAATAGATCCCCTGACTGTTACCGTGATCTGATATGTAATCGGATCTTTTGTCCATGCATATACTTCTGTCCCATTTTCAATTTCTGCTTCATTTGCTTTCCATTCATATGAATGGAAAGTTCCTGATGTCGGCCGAATATGATCTGTTATCAGATTGTACTCTCTTCCATTTGAACTTACATATCTAACTTCTATCAAGAAAATACAACCCCCATTTCTCTCAAAACTCTCACCACTTCTCTTTCTGATACATTCCCATCTTTCATTTTTAACAGATTCAGTATCATTCCAAGGATGAGTATTAATTGATCCAATCTTTCCACTATGCCTGTACCTGTATATGCAACTTGCTGATCCGATGAAACTGAAGCACTTGATTCAAGCGGTGTCTTCACTACTTCCTGCATCATATTTACAGCATCACTGATCGGCTTTGAGTTGTTGATCAAACCTCTTGCCATACCGAGATCAATCATTTCACCTACATATGCACCCCACCTGGACGGAGAATGAATGCCAAAAAAGCCAAGTACCTTATCTTTAAAATTTCCAAGAATATCTTTTACTGCATCCCACAACATATGTCCTGCGTTAGCAAGTCCTTTTCCGATTCCTTTTATAATATTGATCCCTATGGACAACCAGTCCACCTCTGTAAAAGCATTTACTATCCCTTTTATGATCTGTGGCAACTTACTAAGCAATGTCGGTATCGCACGAATCAATCCTGCTGCAAGTTTTCCGATTATTTCAATACCGGTCTGTAAAACCTCTGGCAGGTGCTGCCCAATTGTAACAACCATCTTTGCTACTGCCTGTGCTGCCGCTGTGACTATCCCCGGTAAACTCTGAATTATTCCATTTACTAAATTAATGAGTAATTGTGCACCGGCTGTTAATACTGTCGGTAATGCTGACCAAATTGCATTTTCAAAATTTGCGAGCACATCACCTGCCATTGTAATCATTTGCGGAATATTTTGGAGAATCCCATTCACGATATTTGTAACAATATCCACCCCCTGTTGTAACAACGCTGGTAGATTTGTCTGAATTGCTGTCGTAAACTGTATCAGTATCTCATTCGCCATCTCATAAAGCTGGGGTAATCCCGTCTGAATTGCTGTCAGGATTCCAGGGATAAACTGGATCACTGCTGCTATTAATTGTGGTATTAATGTCTGAATAAACGTTACAAGTGCCATCGGAAGTCCTGATAAAATATTCCAAATTGCCGGTAACAAATTCCCGACCAAAAAGGTTGTTGTCGTTGTTGCCAATGCCGACAATGCCGGTCCCACGTCCATTCCTAACGTAATCTGCCCCAGCACGTTTTTAAATGCAGCTTTCATTGATCCAAGTGATCCTGATATTGTTGTCGAAGCTTCCTTTGCGGTCGTTCCCGTGATATCCAATTGTCCTTGAATTACATGAATTGCATTATATACATCTGATAAATTATTTATATCATACTTCACTCCGGAGATTTTCTGTGCATCCGTCAGAAGTCTCTGCATTTCTTCTTTTGTTCCACCATAACCAAGTTTCAGATTGTCAAGCATGGTATAATTCTGTTTTGCAAATCCCTGATATGCATTTTTTATACTTTCCATATCAGTACCCATCTTATTTGCATTATCAGACATATCTGTCATAGCCATATCCGCAACATCTGCTGCCTTTGACGTGTCATTAGAAAGCGAACTGAGCAAACTCGCTGAAAAGCTCGTAGTCAGCTCCATGTACTCATTTGCACTCATCCCGGCTGTCTGATATGCTTTCGCAGCATTTTCTTTTACTTTATCAGCCGACTCTTTAAATAATGTCTCTATTCCCCCTAGACTCTGTTCCAGATCCGCACCTTCTGATATTGTTTCTGAAAATACTTTTCCTATTCCGGCTACAGCTATTAACTGTTTCACCTTTCCAAGCATATTTCCTGCAAAAGATTCCCCGGAACTGCTGCCTGCTACACTCGCTTCTCTACCAAGTTCTTTGCTTATACTTCCACTGATTCCTTTTGCTGATGGAACAATCTGCACGTATGCCTTTGCCAGCTCTGTCCCCATCTATTCACCTCCACCAGTATATTTCTTCCAATCTCTGTCAAACTCTTCCGGAGATGTATATGCAGTGATACTTTTTGTCTCTGTTCTTCCTGTAATAATATCTGCTATAGATTCTGGTCGGTTCCTTCCCTTTATCCCATCTGCTGATTGTAACCATGCATTCAGCCTCGTACTGTCTACTATGGCTGCAAGCATTGTCTGTTCAATTGTTGCATTCATTCCGGACATTTTCATTTTTATCCTTGAATTTTCCCTCAGCCCACACGCAAAAGTCGCTACCATTCTGCATGGTAACGACTTGTAATCAAATATGTGGTATGTTTCAGCCAAATCACAAATTAGTGCCTCTTCATCCACCGTGATCATATGGGCGAGGATCAGGAGTTTTTTCCATTTTGCATTCCTGACAAAATTTCCGTAATTTCTTCAATCATCTTTTTCGTAGAAATTTTTCCATCTTCATCCCTGTTGTGTTCTTTTAAAGCTGCATATTGTTCTTTTCCAAAAACTTTTACACTTGCTTCAATCAATTTTCCTGTATTACCATTGTCTACTTCACAAAGCATTTCCAAAAGTTCATAGTCATCCAATATACCTTCGTCAATTGTTGCTTCAAATCCTGATGTTGTTTTTACCTGCATGGTTTCTACCCTCCTGTTACTCTTTTGCTTTCATGTATTCATAATGAGTATTTCCTTCTGAGTCAGGTGATGCACTCAAAGTACATTCATACCCGATACTTTCGTCATCTTTGTAAGTAATATCCCCCAGTTCTTTAATAGATGCTGTCGGAATTACGATTCTCTTTACAGCTTTTCTCAGGATCATATCAATAACCCACGAATATTGCTCTGCTTCTTTATTGTTTGCTTTAATTTTAATTCCCTCGGCAAGTGTCCCTTCCACATTTTCTTTTCCATATACAGTTTTCAAGACATCCACATTTAGTGCTTCAACGAGTTTCATCTTGAAAGTGTCTTCTTTTGCCTTCTGCATTTCAAGGATTGTATCTCCTCCCCACGCATTCTGACTCTCTGTTTCTGGACTGTTGGTGTTTGTTACCCCATCATCTGAACAGTACCCCAAATCTTTAAAAGCTGCATTTAACGATCCGGCCGTATCTGTCGGAAGTTCCGTTCCAACTGGTGCTACCCATACCGCACCGCCTATTTTCGGTTTGCCTGCACTTACATTTTCCCTATCTGGCATTTTTTCTCCTTTCCTGTCAGTAATATGTTAGCTCATATACAGCCTGATACCGGTATTTTTTTCTTGAAGTATCAGTATAGTTATAGTCGCTATTAAGCTCGCATTCACTGATCTCATCCATCTCTATTATATTTTTCATTATTATTTTGACTTTCTCATTAAGAACCGCTGCCTTGTACAGGGATGAAGAATACGACTGAATTGCTATGATTGCCTTATCTATATAATTCACCTGACTGCCTCCGGTCCTTTCGAGTAATACATATTCCTCCGGAAGTCCTGCTTCTTCTTCCATTCTGACAGGAATATTTAATTGTTCTTCAAGATAGCTCCTTACTTTTTCTTCAATCATCTCTTTTTACTCATTGATTTAAGCAGTCCATTCTTTCCATCATCTCCACGTACTTCCACGACCGCCCTTGTCTGTGCAACATATACTTCTTTGTCCCCGTTTTTAGAAACTGAACTCGCACAATCCAAAAGCATTGCCTGCATTTCGGGTGATTTCATAAGATTTCGGACTCCTTCTCGGTTCAATTCTATTCTCACTTTACTCATATCGCTCCACCATCCATTTCTGGTTCCACGGACCAGGAATATTCTCTGCAATCCCCATCTGTGGTAAGCCTATTACTTTCCAGGACTGATCAAAGAAATCCACCCGGCAATCCTGCCAGGTGTGATTATCTTCTTTTGGTATTGCTATATTGTAAACTGCCTTTTTACCAGTAAGATTCAATGTGTCAAGAATTTCGGTGGTAGATGCCGGTGCTACCAAAACGTTTTCTACCACCACAGGTATCTCAGTATACACCGGATGTCCAAAACCATCTCTTCCTAAGATATTTTTTTCATAAAGTATTACTCGAATCCCTTTAATCATCGATTCCATAGATATCCATCACTCCTACTTTCTGTCTTTTAAGTCCAAGTCTCGCCAACTCTGATTTTTTTATAAACAAACCTCCTCCCGGGACCAGGTAAGTACCGGTTACTGCATATCCCAGGGCAGACTGTGATATTTGCGTCAGGGGTTCTGTATCTGTTGATGTCATAAGAGCTCTGGCAGTCACATCAATAGTCACTGATTTTGCCACCGTTGCTAAAGCCGGATTCTCTGCGATCATTTCATCCAAGTTTTTTCCAACTTTTGTTGCTTCATACCGTAAAGAATCTGATACGATTTCTAAGAGTTTTTCTGCCCTTTCTGTTTCTGAACTCTTTAAATCTCTCCACAGATCGCTTAAATCTGCTATTGATGCATATGATGTCATCATTTCACACCGACTTCCTTTTTTCTTGTTGCTTTTTTCTCAGATTTCTCATTTGTCGGCTCTTCTGCACCGTCTTCTTCATCCATAAGTTCCCAGTTTTCACCTGAAATTTTCGATTCTACATCGATCACTGAACCTGTCTTTCTATTTTTGTATTTCATTTATGCCTCCTTGATTCTTGCAAAGTACTCTGGTACTAAAATTCCCCAACCAAGATATACTTCTGCACGAATATAGATCTGTCCATAGCCTTTTAAATCTTTTCCCGAATTATCCGGATCTCCATACTGAATAATCTCCATAGGAATTTCTTTGGAATATCCCCATTTAAATGCGTTCTGAAAATCACCGATAATCCCCTGATCTTTCTCTGTTCCTCCCGAAATCGTTTTATTGACACTGGTCGGAATTCCATTAAATGCAGATGGTGATGCACCAAAGGCAAATTCCGGATACTGCTTGATTCCATTTGCCTTCACTTTAGCCATAGCCGATCCAAAGGTTTTAGAAAGTGCAAGACCTGTCACATCTCCCTCCGATCCATCTACCAGTGCAATAGCGTCTTCAAGATTTATATCTGGTGTTGCAGATGTGTATTCAATGGTTTGCGTGACTTTTGAATCAAAGTGATTGTCGCCAATTACACTTGACGCCGTTCCAGTTCTAGGATTAATTCCGTGCATTCCTGCAAGATCAAAGCCTTTTGCAACTTTCCTTGCAAACCCTTCATTGAATGCTGTCAACACATCCAGCTGTTCCTCTTCAGTCGCTGTCATGAATTCATCTGATACTCTTGCACCATACTCAAATTTCACCGGTACAATTTTTACCGGATCCATTGAAATACCACCTTCACTTTTCTTTCCATTTTCTGCAACAATGTCAATTTCATTATCCATCGAAAAAATAAATTCCTTTAACCCGTTAAATGGAATCGGTGTCTGTCCACATAATGCTGCCAATGATGATTTTCCTTTAACTTTTGTAATAAGATCCGTTACAAGTGTTGGATCAAACTTTGTTTCTTTTCCTAACATAATTATTCTCCTTTCAAATTAGCCAGCATATTTTTCATAGCTGTTTTCTTGTCATCCATTTTCTGTGGATCTCCTCCGGCAAGTGGCGGAACATCTCTTTTTCTCAAAAATTTTGCCATTATTTCCGCATCTTTTTTTATAGCCTCTTCATCAGATCCGCTCAACTTATCTGCAAGCTCAAACGGAATTCCATTTTCATGAGCAACTCTCATTTTTAAAGAACTGGTCTCATATCCTTTCAGCCTGCTCTGCATTTCTTCCATCATTTTTTTATAGCCCGGATTCTTGTCATCACCATTGATTTCTTTATTCAATGCTGCTGCCTGCTGCTCAAGTCCATCTGCTTTTTCCTTCAAAGCATCATAGTCCTCCGCTTTCTTTTTGTAATCATCAAATCCTTCATATTTTGCTTTCACTCCCGCAATTCTTTCTCCGATTACTTTATCAAGCTGTTCCTGTGTTGTGATTGGTTCAAATGCCATCTTTATGCTCCTTTCTCCTTTTAACCGCTGGGGTGCGTAATATGTTAAAAAGACACCTTTTCGGTGCCTTCTAACAACTAATTCTTTGCTTTCTCTTTTTTGTCTTCGACTCACTACATGCCCAATATGCAAGAATTACACTGTCCAATAATGCAATCTCTATTTCTTCTTTCATTTCCTTATACCCAAAACCTCCATTCGTACCAATTGCTCTTTTTTCACAATTGCTTACCGCCTGTACTAACGACGGTTGTCCTGAATGTACTATATTTTTTTGATATAATCCCTGTTCAAATTTTGCATTTGCTGCAATGATTTCTTTTACTGTTGGCAAATATGAATTCTTTATCCCATACTCCCTCATCTCCTCTTTCAATAACTGCTGACCTGATGCTCCATCTATCACTACTTTTCTTGCTTTCCAGCCTTTCAGATATGCAAGCATCCATGTATCTCCTGCTCTTACTTCTCTGCAGTCAATGCATTCAATAAATATTTTTTCATCCTGTGTTTTCGATGCAACCGACATAACTGCATTTCCATGTTTACTGTATTTTACTCCGACAAATAACTCCCCCGCCAACTCAGGCTTATTTTCTAGTTTCAGCTCATTCCATTCAGTCTCGCTTATAGCTGATTTCTGATTATATCTGATCCATAACCCTAAACGCTGAATGTTAAAATCTACATCATCTGTTCCTATTTCATCAGTTACTGATCGTTCTGTAAATACTGTTCCCAAAGATGGGTTTGTTTCATACCATGCTTCAATATCTCTTGGATTCGTCTGCTCTTCTACTGACCATTCTGCCCAGCCAGAATTGACATTTCTTCCTTCCAATGTAGATTTTCTGAATTTTGTAAAGACCGTTCCTGAACTGACCGGAGTTGGTGGTGTGCCGCAAAAAATGGTTTGTGGGTTTTTACTATCTGTAACCACATATTTCAAAGCACTTTCTTGGTCATCCTGATATTCTTGTGCCTCATCAATAATCAAAAGATCAAAACCTTCTCCAAGACCTCCTTTTGATGTTCTTGTCCGGAATTCAATAATCCCGCCACCCTCAACTTCAAGATGTTCCTTACCGAATGCCTTATATGAGGAAACGACCTCAATATTTGCCTTTTTCAGCAAATTTGAAAGTCGTTCCCATGCACTATGTGTAGTTGTTGTTCTATGTGCTGTATGTAGGATTCTCTCTCCTCTTTTCAAGCCATACATTTCCCTTATTACGACAATTTCATTCTTTCCATTACGCCTTGGAACAGAATATCCAAATTTTGTGTGTACCCATAGTCCATCTTCATTAACGGCCAGAATGTCCGACAGAAGAAGCTTCTGCCATTCTTGGGCGGTTCTCCCTGTCGAATTATAAATATCTACCGCTTCAGCTCCATATGTTGAAGAATAAGGCAGCGCTACAGATTGTGTCGGGTTCTGCCGCCCCTTCCTTATTTCTCCCATGTAGTCTCCAATCAAAAACGCTGCCTACCGGAGTGGTAAACAGCGTCTACATTTCATTTTCTATCTCTTTCATCATTTCATCAAACATTTCTTCAAGTGTATAATCATCGAGATAATACGATTGTCCATCATCAGCCATGTGTATTTTAGCTTTTTCCTCATTATCAGCAAATTCAATTACAAGACGATTTTTTTCTATAATATCAATATGTATGGCTACTTGGTTTGGTAAAATAAACCAATCTTCATTATTAATTTTACGTTCTTCATATATTTTTCTTAATCTGTTTACAATATATTCAACGCTTTCTCTTGTCTTAGTCATTTTTCTCATCTCCATTCAGATTATAACGTTTTGTCCCTGCTCTTCCACTTGACGTTTTATAATAGGCTTCTCCATGATGGCTATTGGTTTCAGGATGATACTGCAGATATCCATCCCCACCATATGATACTCGGAATCCACCGCCTTCTTCAAACGGCACATTTTTCAACTTTCCTTTACCCAACGGCTTAACTTCATATCCTGCTGCCTCCAGTTCTTTTTTTAACCTCTCCGGAGTATATGCCTGGAACATTTTCGGGTGCTCTGATAATCGAACCGCCAATCCTTCTTTTTCTATTGCTTTTCTTTCTTCTATTCTATCAGATTCTTTTTCGTATTTCCATTCTTTTGACCAAACATCCTGTTTTTTCCCATCTCCTGGATAATATTCAAGTACACAATTACAATTATCATGTCTTCTGAATACATCTTTCGGCACATCAGGATAGCTGTATACACCCGCTACCTCATTGCACCATTTACAACAATGTCCTGACGATTTCCGTACAATTTTGGGGCTTAATCCCGCCTTTGCATGAAAATCCGCATTTACTTTTACTGTATCATCCATTGCCTTTTGAACTAAATTTCTTACAGGGGCATCAAGAATCCACTTTACATCATCAAAACATTCTTCATTGGAAATTCGATTTACTATTCCATCTATATATCCCTGCTGTATTTGTGCTTTTATTGGCTTTATTCCTATTCCTGCCTCTTCATTCAGAATTTTTTGCACTATTTCCGCAATACGAGCCGCCCTATCATATGCATCTTTTAATGTAGGGTTTAATATTCTAGTTGCAATATTATAATACATTTTCCCATCGGGTAATACAGCAGATGATAAATTATCTGAATATACTTTAGCCAATACCTTTCCTATTTCCTGTGCTATTTCATTTACCTGTTCATAGGTTATCTTGCTTTTCCGTTCATTAAATGTCCGTATAATGTCATTTTTCTCTATATCATGAATAAATTGCTTTTGAATTTTCTCTAATAATCCCGGAACAATATCTTCCATGGCTTACACCCCCATGTCTTCTATCTTCATATTGCTCCTGTTAATGCCTGTCAAATCTCTTAAATTGTCAGCATTAAAATAACCTGGTACAGCTTGATTTATTTTTATTGCTCCGTCACCAATATTGGACAGCATGGCTGCATCCGGTTCAAATACAGGTTCCCACACTGGTTTCGTCATGTATACCTGATTACGATAATATTGATAATCATCCCTTAAACACGCAGCCAAATATCCAACATTTAAAAATCCACTGCCAAATGCCCTCTGTGCTTTTCTTGCTGTCAACCGTAAATTTTCATGCTGTGCTTTAATTGCTTCCTGACTTGCCGGATTCTCCGTGGCAAATCCCAGATCATCCAATGTCAAGCCGGTTTCACCCGCAAAAAGTGAAGCGAACATTTTTAACTGCTCAAGATGTGGTGTCATTGACTGTTGTTGGAATTGTCCAAGTGTAGGGCTGTCTCCATCTTCATCTTTATCAAACTGTAAAAGACTTGATACAGTTGCTTTCCATTTATCCATCTGTTCCGCATCAGGATTTAATCCTACTACATATTTCTGAGGAAACGAATAAAACTCTGCCGTTATTTCAGATCTCTTCACGGTTCTCATTGCTGATTCTGTAATCGCCATACACGCTCTGCTAATCCTTGCATGACCGAATGGTCTTTTTGCATCCGGTCTGAATATAATCGGAACCAACAATGCTGCTGGAACATTATCTTGAAATATCTGTTCCTGTTTGCCATTTCTATAAATTACAGTAAACTCTCCCGCAAAGTATGCTTCAACATTTGCCCTTCCATAATCGTCTCGTTGTAATACCGCGTAACCTTCTGTAAGTAAATTTGTGATCGGATTTATAATGCCCGTTGCATTTGATCCATCTATTACCTGCAGTCTTGGGAAATCGTCTTCTCCCTTGCTGATATAAATGAAGCAACATGATGAAATTAATGCAGATAATATCGCTGAATCAAATAAAATATCCGGATTATTCATTCGGAAAATTCCATTCATATCAAAATCATCATCTTTAAATTCTCTAAATTCCAAACGATCTGCCAAAGAATCGACTGCCTTCGCATTCCATCCAAGAACACTTTGTAACCATTGTAATCTTTCCGGTGATGCTATTCCTATATCCCTTGCTATATTTTTCATTTCATAAAATTTGTATCTTCTAAGCACCCTGTTTCTTTTTTGTGCCAGTTTTTTTCGCAAATAATCTATTCCTTTATAGGTTTCCATTTTGTTCCTTTCCACATTCTTTTTTGCTGCGTGTGTTTTTTTTCGCAGTGACGGTGTGAAGGTCATTCGCATCTGCTGCCGGGGTGGTATGCCCCCCTCAAAATTATTTTGACCTGTATCTGCTCCAATCAAATGTATGAGGCAGCACCCTGTTCCCTATTGATTCTTCTTCCTTCCTGTCTCTGCCAGATGTCAACTTATCGCTCTTCTGTCGATTGCACGTCCAGTGTGCAAGCTGCATATTGTCCAAATCCGATGGATGTCCTCCCTTGGCTATTGGAATAATATGATCAATGCAGGGTGATAATGGATGTGGATACTTCAAAGAAAAATCAACCGGTTTACCGCAAATCCCACATACTGTCTGAGTTGCATAAATTTTTTTCTTATTCTTTTCAAAAGCTCCACGGTGAGTACCGTCTTTATCCGGTCTATTTCTTTTCATGTATCTCATGTCTCCTTTGCATGAATGAAAAAATGCACCTGGTACACCGGGTGCATTCATTTACCTTATTATCGAGCCGTCGGTTTTCCGCCTTGGCTCATTATAATTAAATCATATGCTGATACTAAACTTCAATCAACTAAGACAATCATTCATCAATTTTTAAATGCCCCAAAGCTCTTCCATGAAGTTTATGTACCCATTGCTCCGAACAGTCCATCAGCTCTGCGATTTCCCACCACCTGAGACCTTTTACATACCGGTAAAATAATACATCATTCTCATCCTCATTCTGTACCGTCTTGATCTGCTTTTCAACAGCAATATACGATTCAATACACTTTTCTTTTTCTTCTCCGAGCTTTTTCTCCAATAATTCAATTCTTGCCAGTTCGTCAGAAAGATCTTTTTGATTTCCACTGCCATGCGGCATTCCTGAATAATCAGTAGCTTTCACAGACTTCGCAAGCTCTCTCAGCTCTGTCACCTCTCCATCTATCCTGTTGACCCGTCTCCTGTTGGTTCGGTATCCTCTCAGATATTCCTTTTTTCGCTCATTTTCATTTTTTACATTATTTTCTTCCAGTCTCTGCTCCACCTGCATCAGCCTCCTTTATGTTATATTTTTTCGCAAGGTATTCCTCCACTGTGATATGTTCCAACTGCTGCCCCCGTATTCTGATCATGTTGTTCGTATGATATGCCGGACGGTGGAAGTCTGCACTGGCTTTCCGATCCGGTGGATGCTTCGACATATCCGCATAATTCAGCCGCCGGGATCGAGTAGCCTGCTTCATCCATTCGGATTCTTCACGGTTGTACTGTTCGCTCAATTTCTACTCCTTTTCATAAAATCTCGATATACTACACTTTCTTCGACTGATCCGTCAGTGGCATCCGTTCCACCGCCTTTCACGATTTCAATCGCCTTGTCAATGCCATCTCTGAATCCATCATAGTATTGGTACATACCTTTCTCACACACAGACATATCATCATCTGCACGGTCGGACAGAACCTCCAACTGTTTCACAATATCATCCACATCATAGGCTGTTGGCTGATTTGATATCATGCTTCTGATTTCTCTACACGCACTGCATATCCCTCCGTAAAAGCTATCTTTATCGTTTTCATAATACCTCTCTACAGCTCCTTCAATTTCCTTTCCTAGTTTTTTCAAAAATTCATCCGCATCAATCAGTCTCATTATCTTCCACTCCTTAACATACAAAAAAGTAATTCTGTCATAGACCTGTTCCTTAGTCCCATTCTGCAAGGCTTTACTACCTTTAATTCCCACCCTGTCACATTTGCATCTCCTATCGGTGTTGGATTTTGAAATTCATCCTCTGGCTCTCTCATGCATGGAACTGCTACCATAATTCCCCAATATTTAGATGATTCCGGGTTGCATTGGTGTAAGTGTTCATCAAACTTACCGTTTTGCAAATCTTGTATCAGGTCTTTGTAGCATTCCATCGTAGTTACTATATAGTTCTTTTCTCCATAGAAATTCAGTCCATTCCCGCTATAAACATCTTCCTTGCAACTTTTAATTTCGTAACAAGTAAATATTCCTTTTTCCACCCCGGATATAGACATTTGATCTCCGGGTGAAAACTGCATATAATCCACACGTTTTGCCTTGGATGTCCACGGGTCAATGCTCACTTCTTTTGCATAATGTTTTCCAAAAACGTTTAGTTTGGTGCGTTCAAGTGTATGCGACAGGAAAAGTGTAATTTCTTTTCTATTCATTTTTATCCTCCTTTACATAATCCGGGCATTCTTCCATGTATTCATGAAAATGTATTCTATCGCACACACTATTGCGATTATTGCAGTATTTGTAATGCTCGCATTCTATGCAACATTTGAACCTCTGCTTTCCGTACTTTTTGCATTCATATCTGCATCCCATACGCTCTATCCTCCCAGTCAATTTTTCTTCCACATTCGCTACAGTATTTCGGTTTGTGTTCTTCCGGCACTATATATTCATGTCCGCAACATGAGCATTTAAAATTAATATCTCCCGTGGATTCGTCCAAGATGATAGGCCTTGTCGGGAGTTTATCGCAGTCTTTCAATGCTTTCTTATATCCGTCCAGATATGCTTCTTTCTTTGCGATTTTTGTTTCATTTGTTGCAAGTACTATCACCATGCATACCATAATCATGCATACTATGTAACATACTAATTTCATAATTCGTTCCTTTCTCCCTAAAAATGGGTAAAAAAATACCAACCACCGAATACTGATGGTTGGCAGATGAATTATTTGATTTTTAAAAATACTTCCATTCCTAGCTGTTCATCTATTCCTGGTTTTCCATTTTGAATCTTGCTCAATAAATCATTTAACATTTCTTTTAACTGACTTACATTTGTTGCCAAATATGCATCATTTCTAACATTGCTTATTTCGTAAACTCTTCCTGAACTTATTTGCTCAAGTTTAGATTGAATGTTCAGCAATTCCTCTTCATACTCTTCCGAAATTTTATAGTCCAGTTTCTTACCGCTCATAGAAGTTCTCCTTATCTCATCCAGTTTGCTTTCCACCCGTGCAACTCTGCTATCTTTCCGAACTCCTCTTTGCGTTCGTTTGGAATTATATTGGCATATCTTCCCATATATACATAGCATTCATTCGAAGAATAATTGATTGTAACATTCTTTACTTGATATTCTCCAGGATCTTTCCAAATCGGATCTTCAATAGAGTCTCCAACACGTGGTATTATTTCTGAATCATACCCTTTCTCCCAATTGCTCGGAAAATCTTCTCCTTCGATTAATACCGTTTGACTAATAATTACTTTCATTGGCATTTCCTCCTGTATACTTTATACGGAAATTATACCATTCCAACCATCAATATTCAATTGTCAAGGTGCTGGTAGCTGCTATTTTTAGCTGCTACTTAATCCATGCCGTCATAAAGATTTTCTGACAGTTCAACTTGCCTATCATCCAGATCACGTAATGCTTTAATAATCTTTAACTTTGTTTCTCTGCAAGGGAAATATCCGTATTTTACATATCTCAGCATTCTCTCAAACGTACTCATTGGATACGGAATATTTCCATCTGTCACTAACCTCTTCATATGCAAGTGCTGAAAGAAATTTTCTGTATACATTACACGGTATTCGATATGTGTTTTGATGTCTTCATTGAATGGATCCGGCTCTTCTTCACGCTCTGCGCCTGTTTCATCCTCTATAATTGCTTTGTAGTACGCAAATTTCGTAATGCTAAAATCAAACTGGCTTAATATTTCTTCTGGTTTTCCAAAAATCTTTGAACACAATTCAATCCTTACGCCTGTTCTTATATGCTTATACGCCTTTACATTGTCGTTCTCGTAATAGAACGTATACTCTTCACTCCGTTTATCATCGCCCTCATATCCGGGAGTCATTGAGTCAAAATACTGAACTGCATCTTCGTAATCAGATTTGCTCTCGAAAAACATATCAATGTCTTTTACATTCTCTTTATTGAAAATGTTTTTGAAACAGCCACCACAAATGAATCCGTTATGTCCTATCATAAATTCTTTATTACAGATCGGACAGATTACTTTGCTTTTTCCCATTTTTATCACCTTTAAATCACATATTTTTTGTGAGCCTGCTCCAGTTCATCCTCCGACAGATCCAAATAGATCTGCGTTGTGGAT